TACAATATCTACAAATTTAGATATAATTGGAACTGGTTTCCAATCTAAATTAAGATAGGACAAATCACCATTTATCGATAACTCATCCTTATATTTTTGAATAGACTGCTCTCCTCTAGCGTACAATCTTAAATTATGAAAATTATTATGATTAGTTCTATATTTATTAGAACCTCTATCATTGTTAAACCATTCTGTCTCTATAGCTTTACCTACTTTTAAACCATAATCGTAACTTAGCTTTTCAGCGTCGCTTACGGTTTGACTTGGAAAATAACTTTTAATGCCAGACTCTGCCATATTTATTTTTTAATTATTTTAGACATACTACCTTTATTTTCATACTTAGAAATCTGTATGTTTAATTTTGGTTTTTCTATTTTTGCATTTGGAGTATATAGATGTCTATTATTTGCCATTATTGCTAAACCTGAACTAATTGTTGCATCAAACTTTGTACGCTTATTTATATCAAATCTAGTCCAATCATTTAATAAAGCATTAAAATACAAATCCCCAAATGTTCCATCTTGTTGTATACCAACATGATCTTGAATATACATCTCAATCGCCGCTGCATGAGCTTGTTTTATATCTTCGCTGGAGTTAGGAATTCCTCCAACTTCTTTTTCTGCTACAGACAATTTGTTCCATAATTTGTCTGGTCTGTTCATACTAAACCCCCTGTAACCTCTTCTTCGTAAGTAATACAATAATCTAGGTTTGTTATTCTCACAAAGTATTGGCATTCCATAAAATACTAATGCCATCAAAACATCTTCAAAAAACATCTCAGCAGTTGGTGGTCGAGATAGGTATTCTAAAAAGAAGCTATTAGCAGGAGCGTCTTCCATTGAGAATCTTGTTAATCCATGAAGTGCGCCTTTCGATCCAATTCCATCTACTGTTCCTGATATATCGTAACTATCACACCCAAAAGCTCCCATGTGTTCGTTACCTGGATACTTAACGCCATTCTTAAGTATAACTCTGTTTTGTAATTCAGATTTTGGTACCCAACTTATTTTAAATCTCCCTTTTTGATCTGGGTAAAATATCACTTGTGTGTCTTTTACTCCGTTAACCCATTGGAAATTACCTTTTGTAATTCCAAGAGTTCTAGACATTTCTTCGTTATAGTCTATTTGCTCATATATCTTAACTAGATTGAAAATACTCCCTTTTGCCTCGTCTCTAAACGCGTGTTCAGTAGTTTTAGGAAATTGTCTGTAAAACTCATTTAAAGCATCGTGATCCCCTTTTAAACCATCAGCTTCGTTTTGCCAATGTTCTACAATACCTACGTCTATTAATTCGCCATCTGGGCCGAGCACATCGTGGTCTGGTGTATCAAAAACTGGAATTCCGTGCTCATCAATAAATCCTTCGTAGTTCCACTCCATTGGGA